CTCTCTGCTTCCTGCTCACCATATCCGAGGTGTAGCTGAACCATAACGTCTCTCTTACTGTCCCATACAGATGGGTTCACCTGCACATACTCACCTGACAAGTCGATGATCTTTTGCTGATCTTCATTTTCGACAACAAGCTGATAAATTAGGTGGAACAAAGGCTTAATGAACTGGCTTGCGAAGTTCCTAGCAATGATCTTCTGCCGCTGCTGCGACATGGTGGCAAGCTGCTCAACCATTGCGGCACTGTTTTGATGCGAGATAGCATCTTTGTTCAACCCTTGGCTGAGTCTGCTGACACCTGAGTTGTCTTCTTTGTCTTCATCAAGAAGCTGTAGTGTCTGGAATACAAACGGGTTCAGAGATGCTTGCGGCATTGGACTGATGGCATCGACCCTGCTGACATTTACCAGACCTCCTACACGGTTGTCGATAAGTTCGCGTGGGTTTGTTAGGCCACCTTTGACAACCATGTATCGTGGGTTATTGGTGATCATTGCGTGGTCTAGGATCGACCTAGTTAGGATTGTCCGTGCGTTCTGGGTTGCAACTAGCTTCTCTGCAAAGTTGCTGCCGTAAAAAGCATGGGGGATAGGAAGAGGTGTAAAGACCACAAACGGTAGGCGGTCTACTTCTTCTTTCTCTAGGATTGCGTTTCCGGCCTTCAAGATGCGGTGCAGCTTGGCAATACCAGTACCCTCGATGTCGAGGTTGATGTAGATTTCATAGACCATGATCGTGCGAACTTGGTCTTGGTAGCCTCGACTGCTATTGCCTCTATCTGAGCCAATGTTGTCAAAACGTGCCAAAAGCTCTGCATCTGTCTCTAGCTCTACATCCTCATGAGACTCACCTATGCTGTCTAGGATATCTTCATCGAAGCCCATGTCCCGAAGCTCTGAGAGCGTCTTGCGGGTTCTGTGCGCTACGAAGTTGGCTTTCTCTAGGCTTACAGCTTGGCTCTCTATCAAGAACTCTTCTGGTGGAATAGCCTCAACGACAACCTGACTGGTGGAGACTGGTGAAGACACTACACCACTAATCAAGCCGTTTTCGTCCTCATCACTCTCGACAAGTTCAACATCGTCTTCAGCTAAGACCATATCGAGTTCGCTTTGGGAAAGACCCTCGAACTCTTGTAGGTCTTCCTCACTGCTCTCCTGCCAGAACACTTTTGCAATACCGGCTCTGGCTACAAGGCCATCGTGGATCACTGAGCGAAATAGACCGAAACCATCATTTTGCCGGAACAATACGAAGTCGGTATATGCGCTACAGACAGACGCTAATTGCACATCTTCTGGACCTTGCGGTGCAAACTTAACGATGCGGCTACCGCTAGAGAACGTCTCCAGCAGCGCGGCTTTCATGGACTCTACTGTGTCATAGACATCCTGAGAGACGTATCGGCTGTTGCCATCATGCGCTGGCTTTGGAAGCGCGGCATTGTAGTAGTCAGTGACCTTCTTACGTTCACGGGCTAGATCACTATCGAATGAGCCGATGGACTGCCGTATGTTTGAGTCCAGAATAGCTACAATCTCATCGTCTTCTAGCTTTTCGTATTCTTCTACTTTTGCCATATCTTAGACCATTTCCAAGTAAAGTTCATGTGGTGTCTCCACGGGTTCCCAAGCTCCTTCGTGAACATGGTTTGCCAGAGCAAGAGCCATCACACAGTCATCAAAGCAAGAAGGTTCAGCCTCCATCGCACCCGTTTCGGTAACGATGTAAGTCATGAGTTCTCTGATCGTCACGGCATCATTTAGCTCTAACTCACCCTCGCGTAATGCTGCGCGAAGCTGGTCTATGATCAGAGGTTTTGTCTTTGAAGATGTAGTGAAGCCGAGCTTGACTGTTTCTCGGTCTGTGAGCTTGTCTACCTGCACTTCTGTGTAGAAGTTAGGATAAGCAAAGTCTTTCCCAAGTCGTGTGCAAGTCAGGATGCCGTGAGAGTTGTTCTCAACGATGATAAACGCTTCATTGTAATACTCGCCAAGTGCTTTAAGGACTTGGGCGAAGTAGTCAGGGTGGACATGACCACGCCATATGGCAACCTGACGTTTCTTCGAGTCGAGTACCTGTGCAACGGAGTAGTCTCCATTTCGGATACCCATACTTGAATCTGCGCCAATGACATACTGCATACCTTCATCATGTTTGCGGTAAGTGGTAAGTTCTCCCCTGATATTAGGTAGAAACTCATCACCTTCTAAAGCCAGCCTGTCTTCTACATCCCTTGAGTTATCAAGTGACTTCTGAAGCTGCTGGGGATTGAAAACGGGACGACCAGTCGTCAAGAACGCTTCAGAAGGCTCCGAAGGGTATTCTTGATGAAATAGGTCGATCCCGTTTTGAGCGATCTTCCGTCTGCGGAACATAAGTTGTTCATCTGAGAGGTCGTGCTTCTCAGAGAGTTCCTGCTCATCTGGAGTTCGCTCGAAGTTCAGTGGTACTTCCTCGATGTAAGTGGGGTCCACAAACCAAGGAATGAAAACGGGTACAAAGCCGTTAGTGCCTTCTACCGCGCCTCTCCACATATCATGGTAAATACCTGTTACACCATTCGCCGTGCTTTCGATAAAGATAGCAGTGCCAGCAGTATTCGGTACAGCTTGAGCCAGACCATTCCATATGTCCTGTGCGGTTGATTTAGGCCAGAAAGCCAGTTCAGAGGCATGGACATGAGTGAGGGTTTCCCCTCTACCAACGGAATCACCACCTGCTGTGGCAACGACATAGCTCGAATCAAGGACATCAAAAGACAATTCCCTTCTACTACTGTATTTGGTGTGAGGTTTCAGTATATCGGGACAGTGTTCATGGTAACGCTTCGTTAGGTCGAACAAAGCCCGTGTACTATCGGCATGGTGGGTAATCACCATTGCTTTTCGGGCTTTTTGTTGAGACACAGAAAAGTAAAGGTAGCCGCCCGTGTAGGTCGAAAGACCCTGCTGCCTTGCCTTTAGGATAATAACCCTAATCTTGCCTTCATTTTGGAGTTGTTTGGTTACAGCTTCATCTAGGATTTGCTGTGCTGGGTTGAGTTTTAGCGGAGCAATCTCACCAGCTTTTGTTCTGATAGATAGCGCAGAACGCGCATAAAAAGGAAACTCAGATAGTAGACGCTTACGAACCTGCTTTAGTTTCTGATCCATCATCATCTTCAACTAGCAATGAAGCTAGGAAGTCTTCTGCCCGTGCAACTGCAACTTCTGATTTAGCCACAGGCTTCTGTTTACAAAAGTCTAACACTAGCCGTGCGGCTGATAGACGCTCACGGGTTTCGCCCTGCATACGCATGACTTCGACCGCTGTGCCTAGTGCTTCTTTTGCATACTCATCTTCTACGCCGTACTTTTGTGACATGATTTCTACTACCTTTTCTGCTTCCTTTTTAACTTTCGCTCGGAGGTTATCGGCTTGCTCTTTCCGTAAACCATCTGGAACGCCTTTAGGCCGACCAGCGTTTTTCCTACGCTTGGTTGACCACTGCTTTCTCAGTTCCCGACCCTCTGGGGTTTCCATTAGAGTCGAGAAGTAGTTTTGTTTAGGTGCGCGTTGGGGACATGCGCCGTTGCCCTTTGTGGGTGGCGATTTCAATCGCGGGTTCTTAGGTGCGCCCATCGGGAGACAACTTAGAGTTAGGTTCTACACTGACTTGGCCTATAACACGGTGCATAAATGCTTCTAACTGTTCTAGTTCGTCAAAGTCTAAGTCACCGTTATTCTGAAGCTCATCAAAAGACACGTTGATCTTTTTAACATCACTGTCAGTAAGGTTTTCACCTTTCTGTAGCATGTTTAATATGTCAGCTCTCAGCTCGCTCATTTTGGAACCTTCCCATCCTTGAGTATGGATTCTATCAATTTCACAAACACTGGGTCAACTCTCTCAGTGTTCCCCATGAAGTATGTGGCAAAGTTCTCACAGAACCATTCATGACTGTTCCACTGTGCGTAATGCTGGAACTGACGAAGATTGTTTTCGCTGGTGTCAGCCTCAATGTCAGCTATGGCTTGATGAAAGGTTTTGTTGTTACCAGCTTTTATTGAGACAACCTCGCTTTTATGGTCTCTCAACCAATCCTCAATAGGTCTGGTATAGTTTCGCCTGTTTACTTTTCCACCTAGTTCAGACATCAAAGGGTTTGCTTTATCACCTTTATATTCATTTCCAAAGTAGGCGTGAACGTGATGACCCATTTCGTGATACATCGTATGCCGAGCTTGCTCTAATCCGGTATCTGCATAAGCATCACCTACCACTGGGCGATCCCTAAGTGGGTCTCCTAGTTTCCAATTAGACTTGTTTAGATTATCATTGGTAAGACCACGCGCCTCAAGAGCAAGGCTGCTACCCTTTTTATTGTTTTCGTTTATTTTAACAGTTAAGTCGGCTCTTTCTTGGCTTCCCTGTGGAAGTGACTCTCTTTGCCTTCGTAACTCTTTGTTCTGTTCTTTGACATCTCTGATCTGTGATTTTAGAGCATCTACCTTTGCTCTTCTTTCTTCTACACTAATGTCAGATGTAGACTGATCAATACCAATAGAGTAGCGGTAGAAAGAGTCAGCGTTTAGCTGCATTACCCCGTCACCCATGTTTGCACCATAAGACCCGATACCGTGTTTAATACCTCTGACCCGTGGTACATTAAACTTGTCTGCTATTTGATCAATTTCATTTTTAAGTGCGAGGACTATAGAAGCACTTTCTTTCGTCCAATGGGCTTTTGGGAAAGTTACCGCACCAAAGTCTGTCGCCGTGCGACCCTTATACTGCGAGGAATCCTTGTTATAATAACGGGGGTCTTGTGCTGCCTCTTTTAGTTGTCTGCGAAGTTCTTTTGCTGCCTCAGTAGGGATCATAGTATTAAGAGTCTCTGGGGTAACGCTTGGGGTAATTGCATTACTGTTAGATTGCTCTTGCGCTGGTTGCTCTGGTTGAGGTGGCTGTGGTTGTTCTGGCTGTGGTGGCTGGGGCTGTTCCGGCTGTGGTGGTTGAGGCGGCTGCGGCGGCTGTGGTTGTTCAGTACCCTGCTGTGGCTGCTGCTTCATGATCCGGTCAAGGTATGGAGCCATGTACTTTTGAACGGCTTGCATATCTGCACCCTTTTGGACTGCACTTTCCATATCCATTTGGATAGCTCGAACAGGGTCACTACCAATCGTTCCGTTAGCGTATTCTTGCAGTCTCTCTAGGATAAGACCTTTTGTTAAAGGGTCTAAACTACCGTCCTGCTGCACAGCGTCTATCAAGGCGTTAGCTGCTGCAATGTTTTGTCGTTTGCCTTCTTCGTATGCTCGGCTGCGCCGTTGTCCTTCTTGGTACTCCCCAAATGCTCTCGGCTCTGGTGGGTTAGGCTGGGTTGCACCTGCTGCTTCATAATTGTCTTTAACAAAGGTGATAAGCTCGTTCAGATACTTAATCTCTCCACCCTTCTTCAAGCTACGCATTGCGCTTTTAGCCGACACGAAAGAACCCGATGTTAATGGGTTATTCCTGATTATGTAGGCTAGAGTTTTAACCAGATTTGGTATGTCCATACCTGTGGCACGGAGAAGAACATCTTGAGGACTGCCGCCTGTGTAGCCTTGACGCTCTCTGGCACCTGAGTCCCAAAGCTGTTGGTTAATAGCTTGTTTGCGCTGCTCTTCGGCTTGCTTTTCAGCTTGTCTTTTTAGCTGCTCTTTTCTTGCTTCACGCTGTTTCACAAGAGCAGCCAGTTTCTTCTGCCTACGCTCTTCTTCCTTGCGTCTGTATGCGTCAATAGCTCTTGAGCGTGTAGAGATGGTTGAAGTAGTGCCTTGGCCTTGGCCTGTGTTCGTCTTGATGTACCTTGCAACGCGGCTTCTGCGTCCAGTTACAGCGTCAATAGCTCTACCTGCTACAAATCCGGCTGTTTGGCCTATAAGAGACACACCGCCTGTTTGCGCGGCTGCTCCGCCTGTTAAAAGTGGGCGAAGCCTACGTTCAGCGTTAATTGCGCTTCGGTCATACCCTGCACCGCCGCCCATTGGGGCTAAAAGGTCTGTGTACTGGGACACCCCACCGACATAACCAGATTTATGAAGAGCTGTGAGTTCGTTACTCTCTCTAACAGCGTTGAGGAGTTGCTGGCCTTCTAATGTGCCACCCACTAGCTCTTCTAAAGCGGAAATGTCTTGTGTGCTTACAATACCTTTGACCTTGTTCTTGGCTGCACTGATAGCGTTTCGTGCATTTGCCTTCTTTGCGGCTAACTCTGCCGAGTCAGTAGGCTTTTCGTTTAAGCTGAAGGTTGCATCTTTGTTAATGCTGGACACAGCAAGGGTGATATCCTTAACGATGTCTTTGTGGGCTACATCTACAGCGTCTACTGCACCTTTGCTGCCCATCTTACCGACATTGTTGAGGTTCATGCCATTCTGCACAGCGATGTTCTGCAAACGATTGGCAAAGTCTGACCGAGCAGCTTGTACTTCTGGCGTTACAACCTCTGGGGCTGTGCCAGTTACGTTCTGGATGCCGCGTCCTGTGGCTTTTGCAGTCTCTAAAGTGGTTGTTGTGCCACCACCCATTGCTCCACCAAGAACAAAGGACTCTAGGCCGCGATCAATCAGTTCATCTTGTGTGTACTCGCCGCCTCTGACCGCTGCGCTGCCTGCAATGACAGCTTCTTGGGCTGTCTCTGTTGCACCCTCGCTAACTGTAGATTTGAGGATTCGTTTACCAATAGCTTGGGCTGCATTTGGCTTACCAGCCTTGATTAGCTTCTCTACAAGCTCTTGTCCTGAGAGTTTAGCTAGGTCTGGCTTCGGGATAACCTTACTGGCACCAAACCTGTCT